TGGAGTTCATGCAAGTGAGGAGCATCGATTTACCAGTAAACAGAATATGGCGGTAGCTGATTATTATGAAACTGTACAAATTGGTCATACATCTATTCCGCAAAGACCCGTGTTGTTAAACATGTGTCGTGCTTTGTTGAAGTATTCATTGAAGAAGATAGTACATATTAAAGAATTTGGAACAGTTATAACAGATAATGCAGCTGGTATTGCGTTTCAAGTAGGAGACATATTAAGATGGAATTTTTATGGCAATTGGGATTCCACTACTTTAAATAATTTTTTCATTACTGTTGTAGCGGGAGATACATTTGAGAGTTTATCACGTAGGTTATTGAATGAGATTATAACATATGCTGATGCTGGTAATTTGAATAATTTACGTTGGCATGATTTTACATATGATCCAACTGATGCTAATCCAGGAAACAAATATTCTTGGTATACTGTTCCATTGCAAAGTTTGAAAGTTGAATTAAAGACTAAAAGTTCTTTAAAGGTTCAAAATAGAACAACTAATATTGTTGGTGTTGAAGATGAATCTGATGATGTTGATAATGTACCGGTTACTGGATTTTTGTATACTTGTAAGGGAAACAATTTTGTTTCTAAGAGTGAGAGAAGTATTTTGAAAGGGATTGATACAGCGGCTACTGGCGGTGGTACCAATACAAAAAACAATGATATCATATTATTTGAAGGTACAACACGTTCATTTAGTGGGAACTATGTTGCTGGTGAGGCACAATTGTTTCCGGGAGATATTTCTCAGCAGACGTTTTTTAAACCTGCTGAACCTCCTAAACCGTATCAGGTAGTTAATTGTAAAAAATCTTCGAAGATTAGAATTAATCCTGGAGGGATTAAGACTAGTGTTTTAACAGCCAATACATCAACTGGATTTAGTTATATGTTATCTTTGTTGGCTGGTGATAATGATGGAGTTAAAACAACTGCTCAAAAATATTCACCTAAATTGGGATATTGTAATGTTATGTTTATTGAGAAAGTTATTGGAAGTAAAACTTCTCCTGTTTCAATTGCAGCTGAGGTCCAATTTGATTCTTGGGTATCTGTTACAGCAAAGGGTGATAGTGGTTATTCTAACACTGTTCAAATGCAGTTGGATTATGGGTCATACCCAGCTTAATAAAAAAAAATTAACTCTGTTATATTCCAATGTTAAGATGAGCGGGTCCGCGTGAGCGGGCCTAAGATGACAAAGAGCGTGAGCGGTACTCTGTTCCAAGGTTGTGCCAATGTGCCAAAGGTGGGGGTTGCAGTATTACCCCCACCTTGGCACATGGCACAAGACATGGGCCGGTCTAGAACTTGTTCTAGGCCCAAGGATTCGTTACGTCATTATGACGTAACTAATCATGACGTCATGTTTCAAAAATTGACCAATGAGAATCGAGGAAATTTCATGACGTCATTCTAAGCCCAAAGTATAAATAGCGTGCTTTTTTAACTTAAATAAATGAATTCTATTGCAAAAAATTGGGCTTTTACTGTAAATAATTATGATGAAGATGCTGTGGATATTTTACAAAATTTGGTACACCTTGGAAAGGTTCGATACTTGGTATATGGACGCGAGATATCTGATTCAGGTACTCCTCACCTTCAGGGATATTTACAGATGGATAAGAAATGTAGATTCAACAAGATTAAAGAAATGTTGCCCAGAGGATCTCATATAGATTCGGAATACCAAAATTCATCAGCTCAAGCAAACAGAATTTATTGTACCAAAGACGGAGTTTGGGAAGAATTTGGAGAAATGGCTACAAAAGGAGGTAGTAATCCAAGTTATTATTCTATCATCATTGATTATCCTAATATATTTTCACCGATAGTTTAATAATAAAAAATTTTTAATTTTTAGTGCGAAACGACCTTGAGTCGCTTAAAACGTCCATCAAAGAAGGAAAAAGAGGGCTTGATTTGATGGATGAGCATAGCAAGTCCTATGCAATGTACCCTCGGTTCGTACACGCTTATATACGCGCTTTTGAAGAATCACGTGTTCAACGCGAAGAATTTATACCACGTGATGGATGGCAATCGGAATTACACCAGCTCTTGGAAACAATACCTTGTAACCGCACTATTCATTGGATTTATGATAGGGTTGGTAACAAGGGAAAGTCCTATTTCGCTAGAAACTATAAAGGAAGTAATTACTACGTTACCGGTGGAAAAGCAGCAGATATCTTTTACGGTTACGAGTATCAACCAGTCGTATTTTTCGATCTTGCTAGAATGAAGCAAGACATAGTACAGTATGATGTTATGGAGGCATTCAAGAATGGACAATTTTTTTCAACTAAGTATGAGTCAAAATTGGTGAAGTTTAACACGCCACATGTAGTCGTGTTTGCGAATTTTTATCCCGCTACAGAAATGTTAAGTGAAGATAGATGGAATATAAAAGAAATATAAACGCGATAATTTTGTTTAAAAAATAAAAAAAATGTTAAAGCGACGAAGAGCTTCAACTGGTTCCAGTTATAACAGATATCCAAGGACTCTCTCTGGTATGGCACAGAATTATGTATGGAATTCACCATATTCACCACCTATGTCAGCATATCCTTTGCCTCCTCCATTTAGTTTGCCAGCAAGGGCTGTAAGTGATTATGAAGCTTCTGCGATGAGTACGGGAGCTCAGAATTTTATGCCTAGCTTACCGCGAGCTTTAGCAGGTTCCAAGAAGGCTCGTTACACACAACGTGCGTATTTAGCCGGGAAAGTACGAGCTTCTAAAAAAGTTTCTAGAAAGTTATCTTATAGAAAGAAAGGTAAAGGAAGAAAGAAGGGCAAGAGAGTTAAGACGAGATTAGGTATGGCCGTTACTGGAGTTCATGCAAGTGAGGAGCATCGATTTACCAGTAAACAGAATATGGCGGTAGCTGATTATTATGAAACTGTACAAATTGGTCATACATCTATTCCGCAAAGACCCGTGTTGTTAAACAT